GAACCCACAATCAGAATTATTTAAAGCTTTAACCAGAATGTTCTCTGGGCCGATAATCAATTATCGCTCTCAGTCTGGTCGTAGGATTCGGAGACAACATTTAGATAAGTACGGCTCCAGATTCAAATCTGCTTCTGGCCAACAATTCAAAAAATCAATTTATAACCCATTAGACAACATTGCCGTAAATGCTATTGCAAATCAACGCAGAGTAGAGCGTTATGTTGATTTTGATCAAATGGAGTATACACCTGAGATAGCAAGCACTCTTGATATTTATGCCGATGAGATGACAACATATTCAAGCCTTAGACCAATGTTGAATGTTCGTTGTCCAAATGAGGAAATTAAAGCAGTTCTTGAAATACTTTTTAAGCAAGTATTGAATCTTGAATATAATTTATTTGGGTGGTCCCGTACAATGTGTAAGTATGGAGACTTTTTTCTTTATCTCGATATTGACGATAAGTTTGGTGTCAAGTCTGTTATAGCTTTACCTTCGCAAGAAATAGAAAGACTTGAAGGGCAAGATGCGACAAACCCGAATTATATTCAATATCAGTGGAACTCTGCTGGTATGACGTTTGAAAACTGGCAGGTTTGTCATTTTCGTATTCTTGGAAATGATAAGCAAATGCCTTATGGTTCTTCTGTATTGGAGCCCGCTCGTCGTATATGGCGACAGTTAACTTTGATGGAAGATGCGATGATGGCTTATCGCGTTGTTCGCTCTTCTGAAAGAAGAGTATTTAAAATTGATGTTGGCGCTATTCCACCACAAGATGTTGAACAGTTTATGCAAAAAACTGTTAGTCAACTAAAAAGACATTCTGTTATTAATCCTGATACGGGTCGTGTTGATTTGCGATATAACCCAATGTCGATTGAGGAAGATTATTTCATTCCTGTTCGCGCTGGTTCTGTTACTGATATTCAGTCTCTTGCTGGAGCACAAAACATCACAGCCATCGATGATATCAAGTATTTAAGAGATAAATTATTTTCTGCTCTTAAAGTACCTCAGTCTTATTTGACTATGGGAGAAGGTGCGACAGAAGACAAAACCACATTAGCCGCTAAAGATATTCGTTTTGCTCGTACCATTCAAAGACTGCAACGAGTCATTATAGCAGAGCTAACAAAAATTGGAATTATTCATCTTTATACGCTTGGCTTCCGTGGCGATGATCTTTTGAGTTTCGAATTGTTTCTAAATAATCCAAGCAAAATTGCCGAGTTACAAGAACTTGAACACTGGAAAACAAAATTTGATATTGCTGCCAGTGCAACAGAAGGATATTTCTCGCGCAGATGGGTTGCAGAAAACATCTTTGATATGTCTCATGATGAATTTATACGAAATCAAAGAGAGATGTATTATGACAGAAATCATGATGCAATGCTGCAAAAGGTTGGCGAAGAGGCTGCTGCTGAAGGTGGTGGTATTGGTGATCTTGGTTTGGGAGATACAGGCGGGGGCGATCTCGATTTAGGTGGTGATCTCGGTGGCCCAGAAGAAATGGAAGCCGCTGATGCTGGAGGGGAAGCGGCGGAAGCTCTTGGTGGAGATACAGGTGGGGGTGATGAGTCTCCTCTATTGGCAGTTCCTCCCGGCTCCAGAAATTCCCCAAGATTAACACCCGGAGCAAAAGGTAAAGTTTATTATCCAAAAAAAGTTGACAGACGAGATGCTGGCGCGAGAAGCAGACATTTTGCAAGTTTGAGGGCATCAGAAAAAAGTAGTAATACTACAAGAAATGTCTTCCCCGGTGCAGAGATAAATACTTTAGCGAAACCTACTGGTGCAAGCATGGGTATTTATGCTGAGAATAATACTATTTATAGACAGTCAGAGATAGAAGAAGAACGTAAGCTTTTCGAAGTCAACGATTCTTTGAGAAATCTTCTAAATGACTTAGATAAAAAAGAAATTTTATTGGAACAGAAAAATGAAGATTAAGCACAACAAAAAAAGAAATACAGCTTTTATATATGAAGCCTTGATCAAAGAGGCAACAGTTTCTATCATCAAGCAAGACCATGATAGAAAGGAAAAAGTTGTTTCTATTATCAAAAAACATTTTGTAAACGATACGCCATTGTTCAAAGACCTTGAATGTTATCGATCTCTTTACGAAGAAAAGTATAGCAATAAAGATACGGCGAATAGAATATTAAATGAAGTCAAAGCCCAACGTCGCTTGATAGACCCAGATGGTCTTTTTAAACAACAGACCGCTATCATTCACGATATAAACAAAGAATTGACTCCAGAAGTTTTTAATAATTTTGTTCCAAACTATCGTTGTCTTGCCACTATTGAGCAAATTTTATCTTTAAAGACTGCTCCCAAGAATAGAATAATGCTAGAAAATGAAATATTGGAAATGCTTATTCCTATTAATGAAAGCAAGACAAGCATGCCAACAATTGATAACATTACTTATCGCCAGTCTGTTAAACTTTTTAACGAAAAGTATGAACAAAAGTTGCTAAAAGAACAAAAAGATTTGTTAACACATTATGTAACTTCTTTTACAGATAATTCTTTATCATTAAAAATATTTTTAAATGAAGAAATAGAGAGGCTAAAAAATAAACTTACTGAAGCATTGGAAATTTCTTATATAAAAGAAGATAAGGATATGCTCTCAAAGACAAACAATGTCATCCAAAAGTTAAACAATTTTGCTAAGAAAACAATTGATGAGGATGTTCTCAGAACTGTTTTAAAAACGCAGTCCTTAGTTGAGGAAATATATAATGGCAATAACGATTAGAATTGGAGATAAAGCAAACAGAAAGCTTGTCACTCTTGAGATGGATATTCGTAGAAATCTCAATGGTGATTTAATGATATTTGATCATGGGGATATTGATATTGTTTTATCTTCAAAGAATAATAAAATAACATCTTTTCCAAAAGAACAGATAAATGATTATGTGTATGGCGCACAGAACCGTTTATTTGCTTTTCTAAGAAAAAAAGGCATTATTATTGGAGAATCAATAAAGGCTGGTTCTTTTTACGGCTCTTTTGAAGCAACACTAGAGACTCCACTAAACGAAGAAATAAGTGTTCCAAAATTAGCTTTAGTAAATATCAGTGAATTTATTAATGAAGAGCGACCATATTTTGAAGCTATGGAAGCGTATGTTGCTGAAACTGAATCTGATTATGTTGATCCAGATAAAGAAAAATCAACAGAACTTGGCGAAGTCCCGCAAGCAGCAGAGAAAGGCTCAATGAGATATGTTCGTGATACTTCAGCACATTATCTATATACATTTGAGTAAGGAATATAAAAGATGTCCAAAGATATGAAATTAATAATGGAACGTTGGGGTAAGTTTGTTATTCAAGAAGAGCCACTTCAGACAGTTGGTGATTTGAAGAAATTAATCAAAACTCACCGTGCTATGGAAGCAGGCAAAGAACTTGGCAAAAAAGCAGCAGAAGCAGCAATAGAACAAGTGCCTGTGGTTAGTAACATTTTTTCTCTCTGGAGAGGTGTTCAAGACGCTAAAGAAATTATCGGCAAATTGTACGGTGCTGAAGATACCTTTAGATCTTCTACTGGATTAGATAAGCTCAATGTCGATGATAACGTATCTAAGATTGTTGATGACCCTATTGAAGTTGCGTTTATCAATGATCTGTTGGCAACAATAAACGGTATGGATGATTTAGCACCGATTCCAGATGTCAATGTAGAATTACAAAAATATTTAGCTAGAAAGTTTGACAACAATCAGGTAAAAAGATGACAGAGCTAATCTTGTTTGTGTTGGTGGCCTACGGATTAACACAAATTTTAGTATATAGCGATATGCCTATACTAAAAAAACTACGTCCATCAAAAGAAGCTTTCCACGGTTTAGGGAAGGTTTTTCACTGTCCTATGTGTATGGGGTTTCATGTTGGATGGTTTTTATTACTTCTTTCTCCATATACAGAACTATTTAACTATGAACTGACCCTTATAAATATGTTTTTATTTGGGTGCTTGTCTTCTGGAACTAGTTATATTTTGAATATGACATTCAGTGATTCTGGAATTCAGTTTTCGCAAAACGTAGAAATGTCTAAGCCAACATTGATCGAGGATCTACAAAATGAAGATTTCTAAACAACGACTTTTGCAAATTATAAAAGAAGAGATCGAAGATAGAGCCAAGATAGGGTCTGGTTCAATTGGCACATCAGCCTCTAAGCAATTGGCAATTCAAAGAGCGGCTTCTACAAAAGACATGTCTGCTCAAGAAAGAGCTATTGTTGATCAAATTCAAGATTTTGTAACAAATTTAGCAAATACCGAAGGTGTAGATTTAGTACGTTATAAGCCAGCACTTGAAAGAGCATTGAAATATATGAGGAACATTATTGGTGCTGATAAAAAACAACAAACAGGAGAAGAACAATGAATGACTATTTAATTTCTAAATGGATGTTACAACCAGTTCGTCGTTGTAAGAGCGGTTGTTAGCTCGCGCCGCTAGCGGCGGCATTTGTTTTTATAGGAAAAGATTATGTCTAAGAAACTACTAAGAGAATATTACGCATTATGCGACGGCAATGTTTGCAAAGATCTTCTTACAGAAGAAGAAAAAAGATTTATTGCTGATGGAGGAATGATACTATCGGGTGTTATG